GCTACAGGACCCAGGACGACACTTCGGTGTCGATCCCAAGAAGGAAATCTATTTCTCCTGCGTAGCCGCCTCCGAGGACCAGGCCAAGCAGTATCAGTTTGCCGACCTTATCAACACGGTGGAGGGCTGTGCTGCGTTTAAACCCTATTGGGTCCGTGGCCTTGAGACAGAGTTTAGGGTCGCCACTCCCGCTGACCTTAGAGCGTTGAGCAACCAGGCTCAGACCCGTAAGAACTCCAAGAGTCAGAGAGACATTGCCCGACTCAGGGGCAAGGCCCTCGCAGCTAACGCCGGTACCGTCCGTGGATCGGCCTCCATGGTAATCATCTTTGACGAGATGGCCCACATGATCGAGACCCTTGAGGGTAAGGCCTCAGCGTCTCAGGTATACGCTGCTGCAACTCCTAGCCTCGACCAGTTCGGCAAGGCCGCTATGGTCTTCTGCAACTCATCGCCCTACTCGAAGATCGGCAAGTTCTTCGACCGCTACAACGAGGCGATGTTCCCCTTCGACCCCGACCGTCCTGTTGGCGACTTCACCGTCGCGGATGAGCAGGACGAGCTAGAGAAGGATGACGTAACCAACGGTAACCCGTTCACCATGGGGTTCCAGTTCCCCTCGTGGGCGATGACTGACAAGTACCGCGAAGAGTTTCGCAAGCACCCGTCCAAGTTCCGCGAGGCATACATTCCGCCCAAGGCTTTCACTTGCTCTCCTGACTGGAAGCCAGACGAGAAGGACGACGAGGGTTACCCCCGCTACACGGAGGACGATAAGCTACAGATTTCTAAGATGCGTGCGCAGGAAGCTTCCAATCCTGACACGTTCAAGGTTGAGCGCCGTGGCAAGTTCGCTGAGGTTGAGGACGCTTACCTCAAGCCCGAGATGGTTGACCGCATGTTCTCCGGTGCCCCCATTGGCTACGACGATGATGAGAGGGTCATCCTTGAGGAATTGCTCTCCAACTATGGAAAGGGCGCTCGTGTCGCATACGATTACGTTGCGCACCTGGACCCTTCGTCTACCACAGCCGGTTTCGGTTTCGCCCTTGGTCACGTCGAGCAGTTCCAGCACAAGGACGGCACGATCAGGGATCACGTCATCTTCGATATCATCAAGCGCTGGGAGCCTCGCCACTTCGAGGGCCATGCTATCGATTGGGAGATTGTTCACAACGAGGTTATGGGATATATCGACGTGTTCCGTCCTGCCCATGTGAGCTTCGACCAGTATCAATCAGACGCTCCGATCCAGGCTTTGCAGAAGGAAGTCAGGGCCAGGAACATCACGACCATCATCGAGCTAAAGCGTAGGACCAACGAGTCCAACTGGAAGCAGGCCGAGGCGTTCAAGACCGCTCTGTATCAAGGCTTGGTCCACGCTCCCCATGACGAGTTGGACAACAAGTGGTCGGCACTTGAGCTTAAGTTCCTAGTCCGTAAGACCACCCAGGGCAAGAACCCCAAGGTGGACAAGCAGGACGTTGGCCCCGTCCAGACAAAGGACATGGCAGACTGCATCATGGAAGTTGTCGAAAGACTTATCGGCAACATCGTCATGAAGTCCATGCGCGAAGAGTTGTCTAGGAACATGATGGCCCCCGGAGCGTTGGGCGGATACACCATCCCAGGGACGACCCAAGGCACTGCTATGCATCCAGAGCTACAGTCGTACTACCAGTCAATTCACCGCAAGGGCGAGCAGGCACTTGAGCCGTATCAGTCCAGAGCAAGCGGGATGCCCCGTGGAGCAGTGGGCTCGCGCCTACGTGGAATCAACCGTGGCAGACGCAAATAGCCTACCTGTAATCCATGTTCAAGCAAGACAGTAATCGATGAGCACTATGACTGACGTTCATTACCACTTCGAGGGCGACACCGTTTACGCCATCCATGAGGGTCGGGTTGTCGCCAAGGGCGATGCCGACAAGATGGATGAGGTAGAGTCGGACGCTACCAATTACCTTAAGGGTCTCAAGTCCGAGAAGGATGAGAAGAAGAAGAAGAGCGCGACCCATGTTGTGACCCCCGGTGGTCTCAAGGGTCAGGTGCTACAGCGCACCGCCTCCGTATGGGGCGACGAGGTTACCGTCCGCTTCGAGAACGGTCAGGTTTCAACGTTCTCCGCTCACGGCGTCAAGGACTGGATGAACGAGAAGCTTGCTTCCGCCAACCCGGTCGCCGCTCTCGACTCTCGCCTTGGTTCAACTTACAACCATGACCGCGCCTCTCTCGTGGCTCGCCACGCCGAGCTTGTAGAGATTTGGAAGGAAGCTTCCAGCCTTATTCGCTCCGGTGTGGGTTATTCGGACCAGACAGAATTAGACAAGATCGTCCGAACAGCAGAGGCCGAGGGCGAGTACATCACCCAGGCCATCGATCATATCGATGAGGGCAACGTTGAGGCATACCAGCCTCCGGAGCATCAAGTCATTGAGCAGGCTGATATGGGTCGTTCCGACGACTGGCTCGATGCAGTCGTTCAGGATATGATCAACGAGTCGGACGACAATGACTTCGAACAGATTTTGCAGGACGACCCGACGCTATTAGCAGCGGGGCTTGATGACGGCATCGTGGCAGATCAGGGTGTCTCCCGAGAACTAGCCTTGTCCCACATTAGGAACAAGACTGCCGGGTATGTGGGCGATGATGTGGAAGAGTACGTCTCTCAGTTCCTCGCTCGCTTCGAGGCTGCGCGTCGTAAGGAACTCTCTACCCGCACCACGGAAACCAGGAAGGAGGCTGCCACAGCTACAAGCCGCGTCGAAGATGCACCAGACGAGGCGCTGTTTGGCTAATGAAATATTCGCATGTCACATGCGGACTGTGTGAAGAGGAAACCCTCTTTGTCGTCTGCGAATGGCCACCGACTTTTTTCTGGTGCCGTTACTGTGGCAGCGTATTTACCTTCAAGGCCGTCGATAGTACCGATGGCATTGAGTGGCAGCTTAGAGGATATCCACAATCATGACTTTTGATCTATTTCAGGTAATCGCTCACGAAGACGCTAATGACCAGGGCAAGCTACGCCAGGCCATGGCTCTCTCCACGCAGCGGGTAGAGGATCGCTTCGGCACCTTCGTTCGCCAAGGGTCGGTCGATGACCAGGCCGCTCGCTACTCGCTAGTCGAGGAAGATATCAAGGCTGTCGTGTCTGACGCCTGCTTCCAGGTTGGTACCACCAACGAGGTCTTCGCCTCTGTCCTAGCGGCGATCACGAACAACTTTGTCACGGGCGATGCTGCCCCGCAGCTACGCACTGCTTCCGTCCGTCACGAGGCCCGCAAGCCTAAGATGTGCCCGTACCACTCTGAGGTCACCGATATCTCTCTGGCCTCTGGCAACCCACAGGACGGGTTCAACGCTATGGCTCAGCACGCATGGTCAGCAAAGCACTGCCAGGGTTCTGAGTACGAGGGTGACCGATGCAAGTTCAAGCCCGCTATGACTACTCAGACCTTCTGGGATGACAAGGCCGAGAAGGCAGAGCAGCGCCGACAGGAACGCGCCGAGCAGGCTGAGGCTATTCAGCAGGATAGCGTTATTGAGCTACAGACGGTTGACTTCGAGGACCCGGCTACGCAGGAGGACTTTGTAGATGGTTTGGCTGAGACTGATTCCCTGGATTCTCCTGAGCCTTCGGCTATTGGCGAAGGTGTGGAAGAGGTACCGATGAGCATGGCTGCCAAGACCGCCGACACAGCTACGGTCAACCCCGGAGGCAAGATTGACAAGCGCTTGTGGACACCTAAGACGGTGCCCGCTCTAGAGGGAGTTGACGATCCAAAGGGACGCAACCCCACCAAGCGCAAGGACGTTGTTGAGCCTATCACTCAGAAGGTTGACGAGCCTGATAATAAGGGTGGCTTGACAGAAATCGGTGAGCAAGTCACCGAACACCAGGACGTTACTGAAAAGGGCGGTGTCACTCCGGGAGACCAGGGTGGCTCGTTCGGCGGTGGCGACCGATCCGCAGTATCTAGCCTGCTTCCGGCTGAATCAGTACGCGAAGCGCTAGCAAAGTTCAAGCGGGATTAACCCGAGGAATCGCGCGGAAGCGCGGTCGTAAGAATAGATGGCAGATACTAGTTTAAACGCTGAGCTAGCCCGACTACGCTCAAATGGCCTTGTGTTACCCCGCCACCCAGGCAGGGCGGCACAATCGCTACGTGATGGATACGGCGTAGATAGGGAAGTCCGTTCGGCGGCGGCGCGTGATTTGGACGGTCTTAGTCTAAAGCTTGGCCGTCCAATCACGAGCGACAATTACGACTCGCCCGAGGTTCAGAAGATTGTGAACCACAACACGGCGATGCGTAACGCCATGGGGCAATCCAGAGGCCTGTCTCGTAAGGCGTCCACTATGGGTGCTCCCGACGCTCATGCTGCCATCCCGCGTTTTTACGACCCACTAGAGTATTGGGACCTATCCGGCTTACCGTGGAACGTCGCGGACGAGGGTCATCGCCACAAGCTCCACAAGTGGCTGCGCCTGTATTACGCGACCCACTATCTCGTGCCAATCCTGGTTGATATTTTCACGAGGTTCCCCCTCGCCGGTATGTCGATGGAGTGCAAGGATTCCAAGCTCAAGGAATTCTATGAAGACCTGTTCTTCAACCAATTGAACTATGAGGAATTCCTCGTGTCTCTTGGCCGTGAGTATTGGTGCGTAGGTGAGGCTTTCCCGCTAGGTTCCTTCGATGAGGACTTGGGAGTATGGGAGAGAGAAGAGCTAATCAACCCCGAAGACGTGGTTATCGAGAATTTCCCGATCTTGGGCTCGCAGCAGTTGAAGCTTGCCCCGCCCGACTATCTCAAGCGTCTAGCGCAGACCAAGAATCCAGCTAAGGAATGGCGTCTGCTCGACGCCCATTATCCTGAGCTTATTCCGTACCTGCTCAAGGGCGAGCATATCCCCGTGTCGGGCGTGCTCATGCGTCAGGTAGCTAATAAACTTAACGATTGGGACGACCATGGCACGCCGATTCTTCTCCGTGGACTACGTACTCTCTTGCACGAAGAGAAGCTACTTGCCTCCCAGGACGCCATCGCAGAGCGACTATACTCTCCGCTCTTGCTGGCCAAGCTGGGTATTATGGACATGGGCGACGGACAGCCGCCGTGGATTCCAGGACCGGAGGAACTAGAGTCAGTCCGCGACGATCTTGACCTAGCTCTATCCGCCGATTTCCGCCTCATGGTCCACCACTTCGGACTAGAGATTGAGTCGGTCTTCGGTCGTGAGCAGATGCCCCGGTTGGGCGATGACTTCGACCGTATCGAGACGCGCCTCATGCAGGTATTCGGCGTGGCTCCATCTCTACTCTCTGCCGGGTCAGGCGGACAGCCTTACGCCTCTAGTGCTCTACAGGCCGAGTTCATGAACCAGATTCTCCGCACCTTCCAGAAGATGCTCAAGGATCATTTCCGCGAGCGCGCTCTGGTGGTCGCTGAGGCTCAGGGCCACTACGACTATGAGCAAAAGGGTCAGACTCGCGTCAAGCTCTATGAGGAAATTGTCGAGTACGATGAGGAATTCAACAAGAGTATCGTTGAGGTTCCCAAGCTACTCATCCCCGAGTTGAAGTTCCAGGTCTTGGATATGCGCGACGAGGCTACGGAACGTCAGTTCATGCAGAGTCTCCGTCAGTTGGGTATGCCTATCTCTGACGAGAGCCTTATGATCGGCAATTTCAATTGGAACGCCGATGACGAGTATCGCAAGTTTAACGAAGAGCTTAAGAAGAAGACGATCAGCCAGCAGCGCGCCAAGTTTGAGACTTATACAGCGCTTACAATTCAGGGCCTTCCTGTCCCCGCCGACCTAAAGGCAGAGGTAGAGTCGGTCCTACAACCAGCAGGAGCCGCAGGCGCAGCAGAAGGTATGCCAATGGGTGGATCGCAGCCTCCCATGCCCGGTGGTGGAGCAGGACCCGCAGCAGGGCCGGGTGGCATTGTCATGCCGAACGCGCCTGCCGATATTATGGGCGGCGGTCTAGGACCAGGCGGAATTGGTGGAGCACCCCCAGGAGGGGGACCACCGCCCGCAGGGCCTATGTCGCCGGGACCAGCAGGCACGGTCCCTGACGTATCCAATGAGCGCCGCCCTGGCCTCACGTACAACACGCACGTTGCGTCCTTCGAGGTTAACGATTTTGCACACGCCGATGAGCTAGTAGCTCAGGGCCATAGTCCGAATGTGGTCGGTCGCAATTTGCGGCTCGCATACATCGCTGATGGGTCCACGGAAGAGCAGGCTCAAAGCCTTGTGGAGACTTGGCTTGACCATGTTTTCTCTGTAAGTAAGAGCGCGGAGCTTGACTCTGCCTCAGAAGGTGCTACAATTCCGGAGGATGAAAGCTTTGAAGCTGATGAACCAGTGGGAGAATGGGAACTCAGTCGGACTCAGGAATTGCGCGAAGAGGCAGACGGTCTGCCTGAGCGCATCACCACGGTCGGCAGGAAGCGCGACGTGCGGTACAAGATCGATCCGAGTAAGAAATACTCGATCATCGATCCTGAGGTCGAGCCTTTAACAGACGGAGATTTTAGTGAGCCAGAATCAACAGAGTCCCCTAGATCACGAGCCGACGCTGAGTCGGTTGAAGCAGAGGATTGAGGACGGGGCAACCAACGCGACACTGGCATTGGAGTTCGATAGTTCCAAGGACTCCATCCGCCGCTTCCGCATCCGGCACAAGACCAACCCTCGTGCTGTCGAGAATGAATACACCACGGTTTCAGGCGACACTGCTGAGGGTGCAGTTGTTAGCCCCGGCAAGATTCTTGATGACCCGGACGAGTTGTTGATCAAGCGCGGTCTCAATCCTGAGGATTGGGAGATTAGTTACCTGACGGTCAACGACTATCAGGGACCGGCATCCGCCGAGCGCACGAAGCAGACCGGCGAGACTTCGATCACGTACTACCAGACGAAGTTCACGGCGACGAGGGTCAAGTCGTCCATTCAGCTAGTCGCCGCACGCGACGATGGCAGGGTGTTTAAACCGAAGGCGCGAAGCAAGCGTCTGAGCAACAAGCCCCGACTTGTTGTTGTGGTCGGCGACCAGCAGGCACCATTCCAGGACCCCGGCCTAC